TGAACAAACTTAGCAAGCAGTTCGGCAGCATTAGAAAGTGCTTCTCTTACTTCTGGTGGAAAGTTATACCCCTCATCAACTGCAGGGAATAGATTATAATCTGGCATTTATCCCTCCAAGAGATATGAATTATGCACCTAGGGGCCAGCCCTGTCCGGATGTAATTTGAGGAATTGGGGCAGCACCTTGTGTTAAAACAAGTACTGCCCCAAAAGGCAACGGATTTACTAGTGAATTAAATGAATCTGAAACAATAACCGGCGTGGGTGGTAAAGGAGCTACCTTTATAGTTGGTGTAAAGTTAGCCATTAGACAGCCGCCGTGTTTGCCGCTATTCCAACATTGCTTACTGCAGAACCAAGAATATAAGTATCAGCACCAATGGTAACCGTGTCTCCTCGAACAGGAGCTGCACCAATACCAATAGCGTATAGATATTTAAATGTCCCCAGAATAGCAGAGAAAGAGGTCGGAGCAGATGAAGACATATTACCAGCACCGAGGAATATAGGTGCAGCAACTACAGCCCCCCACGTTGGATATGCCAAAGAAGCACTATCCACACTACCAGCAAGACCCATAACGCCAGCATCTGTTGCGCTTGCCCCTCTAACTGTGTTCCAGTTAACAGAACCATTAGATGCTCCTGGAATTCTAGTAAGCCCCAAGCTCGAGGCGGGGGCTGACATTCCTGCAAAAGTAGCAAGAGCAAGCGGGAAACGAAGAGTAGGTTGCTGAGCTTGCACTAGTGCATTATCTGCATAAATTCCGGCATAAACAATATTTGTTCCCGAACTCGTTTGGACGATAAGCGCGTCTTTAGTTGCAATGATCCAATATGTAAAAGCAGTAGCTGTGGTTAGTGTTGTAGCAGACCAGTTAGCGGAATCAATTGCATATGTGGTTGCACCGAATCGAGATCCTGTAGCTGAATCGAGAACTGAAGTGTTAGTACCACCATAACATCCTCGAAGGACTAGTTTACCGGTAGCATCCCAAGCTTCGGAAAGACGAACTGTAACGTTACCTGTTCCAGCAGTTGCTCGACCAAGATAAAGAAAGAAATCAGTTCCAAATCCATTTGTGGCTCCATTACAACGCCAAACTTTGAATGTGTTCGCACCAATAACTACGGTTTCAATCGCAGTCCAACCACCTTGTGCCGTAAGAGCAGCTTCAATGGCCGTTATCAACGAAGTCGCCGGCGTTGTCTGTGCGGTCAATGCCGCAGTAGAATATGTCATATCGGTTTCCTATTCGATAACGAGAATTGTAAATGTGACTGTGACTGTTCCAGTAACACCAGAAATATTAGTAACAGAAATTGGAATTGAAGTGGAAGGTGACGCTTCCATGTTTGAACCGGATGCGTTTGGATCCATAGTAGCTGATAGAGGACCTGTTGCATTTACATCCAAGACAAGACCGAGATCTCGAGTCGGAGTAGTTGTAAATGGTCGAGAAGCATCCGCAGTTCTTTGAGCCGCCGTGGCATAAAGACGAACTCGAGCCGCCTTATCCGTTGTAATTTTCATTACACGATATGACTTAGCAAGAGTAATTACACCTGTTTCGGTTGCCCCATTTGCAATGGAGGCTGTTGTATAGGTTCCTGTATAGCGTGTAGCAACAGGTCCGGTAGGCCCGATATCGCCTTTAAGTGATAGAAGCCAATCAGCCTGAGTTCCAACGAATCCGTTTGCTACAGCAACAGTATAAGCGCTATCACCATCTGAACCATCGTCTCCGTTATCACCATCGGCGCCGTTTAGAGAAGCAAGCCAACTTGGCTGATCTCCTACAAAACCATTATCAACAGCAATTTCATAAGCACTTTTACCAGGAGCACCATCTTCACCACCACCAGATCCGGACTCAAATATGACTCCATCAATGGTAAGTTTTCCATCCTCATCAAATGTGAGAACGTGACCGTCAAGAATGAAGAATTCACCAATTCCAAAAGAATTAGCAAGAGCGTTAGTCCCTGGACCAAACTGAACAGCAAACGCTGCGTCTGCTATAGCTCCGGGCCCGAATGCGTATGAATATTCTTCGTTTGCTTGCGATCCAGGTCCCCAGGCAAATGAGTTAGGGCCAGCTGCTGTTGCATGATAAGCGGCAAATGCTGAAGCACCGCTAGCAGTACCATGCAGACCAATCGATTCTGGTCCACTAGCTGCTGAAGAAGGTCCAAGAGCAAAAGCTCCTTCACCTGAAGCAACGCCGTTGAAAGCAATTGCTCCTACTCCGCTAGCTTCTCCTGAATATCCAAAAGCAAAGGTATATTCTTCTGTTGCGTCTCCTCCACCAATAGCAAAAGCATAAGTAGCTATTTCAGAAGTAGTTGAACCTGGCCCAGCAAACGAATTATCACCTTCGGAAAGTGACCCGTTACCGATAGCAGTAGACGACACACCTTTAGCATGTGAATTAGTACCAAGAGCAAGAGTATGATCACCCTCTGCCCATGATACGTTACCCAAAGCAACGGAATAATCGCCTTCAGACTTTGCTACGTTGCCACCAGCAATTGAATATTGACCGAGAGTATGAGCACTGTTACCGAGAGCTACAGAATAACCACCTTCAGTCCAAGCGCTGTTACCGAGAGCATAAGATGCGTCTCCTTCGGCTCGAGCATTGATACCAATTGCTACTGCAGCAGATCCATCGGCATGGCTACTTGGCATAACCGCGAAAGCATTTGAGCCTTCGGTGTTTCCAAATATGAATGCTGCCGAATAGTCACCATTAGCATTCTGACCACCAAGACTAATGGCATTATCGCCCGTTGCTCGAGCCCAAGGTGCGAATACTAGCGAACCAGTACCCTCAGCCAAAGCTGAAAGACCAAGAGCTACAGAATAGTTTCCTTCTGCATGAGCGTTATTACCAAGAGCAAGTGATGTTTCACCAGAAGCAACTGCAAGGTTACCAAAAGCTGATGAGTAATCACCATTAGCTTCCGATGAGTTACCAACAGTTACAGCATATGTACCATTGGCTTTTGCATTGAACCCCAAGGCTGTAGAATAGTCGCCAGTTGCTTCGGCATGACTACCAATGGCATATGCTGCTTCTCCGGACGCCAACGTTGCGTTAAATCCGAAAGCCATAGAGTAATCACCTTGAGCTTTGGCTTGAAACCCCATAGCAATACTACCAGGACCGGTTGATTCTGCTTCTGTTCCAATAGCAATGTTTGTTGAATCGGAAATACCTACAGCGTCGACGCCTAGAATAACACCGTTAGACCAATCATCAACAATGCCAAGTGGCGCCCAAGAAGTGCCGGGGTCAAATGTCGAAAGCGATGCGGCTTGATCAACTACGGCAATCCAGGAACGCTGTCCTGAATATACAACGTTTCCTTTCTTGTAATTGACTGTGTTATCAAACTCACCCTTAATGACTACGGAAGTAGTTAGGCCGAGTTCTTCGACGATACCCTGCAAAATATTGATTGCGTGGTTGGCATCGATATGTAGCTGAACGTGACCTGGCTGGCCTACAACAATGTCTTCTGTGAGTGACACAATGTCTCCTATGTAGAGGGATATACGAGGGCGGTTACGAGGTCGCTAGGAACCTCAACTCCCGTCAAGGTATATAGACCCGGTCGATCGGTTTCAACAAGACGAGAAGTATATCGCTGACGATATAGACCTTCTTCACGGTTCCCAATGAAATCTCCAATAGCGTTATCTACAAGAGTGTTCAATCCATCTTCAGGAGACGGAATAATGAGAAGGATAGATGGTGGGTTCTCGAACCAAGATATGATTCTATCGATAGGAATGATGCTAGCCGGCGATCCTGCAAGTGTATCAGTAACCCCATACAACCACTCTTCGATAAGAAACAACACAGTCGGCGGGGCTTTTGTTGAGTCGATAGTAATATGCGACAGCGGTGCCAGGTTGTCTCCAAGGAGAGTCTTTGTAGGTGTGGTACTAAACTCCCAACTAAAAGGAGTTGGTGCTGGAGTATCACCTAGACTAGAATATGTCTTTTGAACTGGTTTAGCCAGAGCACGATAGACAATATGAAGTTTGTATCCAAGATCGGTTCCTTCGAGGTCATTACCGAGGAAAGTACGATATGAGAAATCAAACTCTTTACGAACCTGTTGATTGACAAGAAGACCTTCACCTACGAAGGCGGATCCGTCATTCTCCTCGAATTCATCTGGATAGGTATAAGCTTCAATCGTTCCGTTAAAGTCTTCGGGGCTAAGACGATTCAGGTACTGGAATCCATCAAGGTAATAACCTGTGGGTTCACCTCCGGAAGGACTTTCTGAAACAGATTTCAGACCATTCCATGCTACACCGGAGCCATCGGAGGTATAAAGTACGCCTCGATCAACACCGACTTCGAAGAATCGTTTACCAAAATCGTTCCATGTAAGTTTTGTCATGATTCTCCTTCCGTGTGATTATCCAGCAGAGCCAAATTGCGCCCTACGCTTCTGGTTAAGAGCTCTCTGTTGAGCCATAGCGTCCCGCTTACTCATCTTCTTTGGCGGAGCGTTCTTCTGATTGTTGACCTTAATCAAAGTAAACAATCGGTTGAGATGCCAATATTGGCATTCGAAAGGTATGTTGAGGGCGATCATCCAGTAATAGATAATCTCCGCAGTAATTAATTCACCTGAGTTCTTCGCGTTTGGTGCGTCAGTAAACCAGGTTGCAGTCATCTTAGATTCTATGTAATTACTAATTTCATCGAAATGCTTCTGTGTAAGTTTGAAATAAACTTCTGGAAGAACGTCCGGGGAAATTGTCATACATCTAATGTAGTCGATGGTCTGCTCGGTAGTCTTCTGGTCTGGCCCAAGAAAGGGCTTTTCCCAAGTTGACTCCCATTTTGAAAGGGCGGCCAAGGAATGCTCGAGCTCGAGAGTAGCGAAC